AGTTAAGTCGAGAAAATCAAGCGTTAACCAAGATAAATGAGCGCAATGTGTTATATATCGCACAAATTGAGCGCGATTTGAGTGATATAAAGGACATTAATAAGGGATTAAACGAGGGATTAAATGAGGAATTAAAACGAAAAAAAAAGTGGCGCAAAGCCACTCTTTTGATTGGTAGTATTTATGTATTTACTGCTGCTATTATTTATCTTCAATAGTTAAATAACCTACTACAACTCCTATTCCTGTAAAAGCCGAAATAGTATAAACACATTCAGCTTTTCCAATTGGTTCCCAATTACATTTATATGCTTTGTAAATGCATTTTATTTCACCGATTAATCCTGCAATAACTAATCCTATCCAAAGGATTAATACCAATAAGCTAATATTGTCTTTCATTTTATTTATTTTTTTTTAACTTTATTATACGTTTTAAGTAGATAGCAAAGTCGAGTGCTTCCTCGTATGCGTGATGTAACCATTCTTGTTCACTTAAATTGGCTTTGTCAACAGTTACTCCGTACTTAACACGCCCCATTTTCTCGCGTGAGATTAGATCCGCAATCACTTCTTTGTAAGTGTCGCTTTGGCAGTTGTCGAAATCGTGTGTTATATTCATTATTTTCTTCTTTTTAATCCTATTGAACAAAGATAATCATCAATTTCTTCTGGCATACTTTCGATTTGATTTTTTAATTGTGTGAAATATTCACGATTTGAATCATCACATTTTTCTAAAATTGCACCGCTTATTATTTGAAGAATTACATATTGTTTAGATTCATCCTCAAATTGTTCTATTGATATTAACCGCTTATCTAATGACTGAAACACTACAAATTTTTGAAGTGTAGCGGTATATCTATAACTATACCAGTCTTTCTTTTTTTCAATTTTGATTTCATCAAATTGAATTAAATCTAATATATTACTCATTTTATTTCTAATTTAGGTTGAACATCTTTTTGTTTACGGATATATTCGGTTAGTTCGGGAAGCATCCAATATCCATAGGTGGACATCTCATAAGTAAAATCATCAATCTGTTGAGTGATGTCTGGCAGTATTGCACCATCTGCATTCCACAACGCTGTTATTGTCTTTCCATGTTCGCGTTGAATGCTATCGTTAAGGCGTTTTAATAACATCTTTGTTTGATGATTGTAAAACCATTTGATCGGTTCGCATTCGTCACCTGCGTAAATGGATGCCTGTAACCACATCAACAGATTCAACACCTTTACTTTTTCAAGTTCTTCTTTTGTTATTTCAGTTTTCATCTTGACCTCCGTATGTTTCGTTGTAGTAGTTTTTTCCATCTCTACTTGTGTCAATCATACACATTCCTTTGCATCCATTATTAGCCGCTTGAATAATCTGCTCACGTTCCATTTGTAGTGCTTTTCTAAATATCTCATTCCATTCTTCAGTACTTTTAGCTTGTACTAATGAATCATTTTTTATCTCTTCAATAAGATACTGCGTTGCTGTCTGTTTTTTGTCGCTCATATTTTTTGTTTTTTGATATTCAAAATAGTTTGTTCATAATAGTTGCGTCTATTCTGATATTAGCAGAAAAGACTACCTGCGTATTCCAAAATCAGACTTTCGTAATTTACACATACGACCATCGGACTTATGATGAAATACAATTCCTTCAATATCTACTTTCTCCAAGTATTCTTTTAAGTTTTCAAAAGTCATAGGGTTAATCAACCCTTGCAAAACTTTTGCTCCGTGCTTTACCAAGTGATGTCCTTCTATTTTTTCGGGGTTGCCTTGTACTTTTTCGCCAATCAATTCATAAGTACCATCTTCAACCGTGCCAAGTCCAGCAAGTGAATTAAATCCTTCAAAAAAGTATTTATCCTCGTTTTTATCGTGGCTACATTTTAACCAATGTGGATGATGTCCTGTTATTAAATCAGCTTCTTGACAAGGTATTGCACCATCAGGAACTTGTCTGCCTTTCTTCACATCGTACCTTTTGTAAAGTTCACCGTTAATAATAGCGGTTGCAGTTCCATCAAATTTGCGTGTTGCAATTCCTTCACCATCAAAAACCCATTGATTTTCGGGATTGATTTCATTGATAACTTTGCCCAAGTCGTTTGGGTCTTTTTTAAATAATGTACTGATTTTTTTCATTTTTTTGATTATCAAAAGATTTGTGTATTACAATGCACTATCAATTAAAATTTAATTATAAAAATTAATTTATTCAAACAATAGTGTAATACTTTGCTCTTTTATATTTCTTCGTTGATTTCTTTTGCGATTATTTGTAGTGCGTAACGCGCACCAGCGATGAACGAAAAATAAGCAGTGCTATCCATTTGTTCACCATCAAAATAGGCGTGTTTTTCCGCCATCATTTTAATCATTTTGTTTAGTTCCATAGTTGTTGTTTTTTGCAAATATATAAAATTTATTTAACCAAAAGCATATTTACCAAAGTTCTTTTTTAGTTCATAGAAGCAACGCATCATGATAGCATCAGCGAAATCGGGCGACATTCCAAAACGCTTCTTTAAATCTTCTTTGTTTGTAACGCGCAGCTTACCATCACTATCTATTTTTTCCCTGCGTATCATTTCAAGTTCCTTCACAATGGTATCTTTATAAGTTGATTCGAATGTGATTGCATTGGTCGTTATCAGTTCACCAAGTTTAAAATAACAATCACATTTCAGATTCATATAATTGTCGCGAACAGCTTTTGATCCATTCAAAAAACCTTTGCATTTGAGAAAGTCAACAGCACCACCGCCAATACCATCTTCATCTACCAACACATTTGATAACCGCACACCGTTGGATTCAGCTAACTGGCGAATGGTATCCACGACTTCGTTAATTGGTTTGTGTTTTAATGCTATAAACTTTTCCGCGTGTAGTCCATTCCACAACACGATTACCGTTCTATCATCACCCATTCGCGCAATATCCGCAGTAATGAACTTGTCATTATTTGACTTGTCATTATTTGGCAAACGAAAACATCGAAGCAAATCATCGTATTCATATAGGCGGTCTTTTGTTTCATCATAATCCCAATCCCCTTCTAACAACCTTTTGCGGTCAATGATTGGCAGCATTTGCAACGATTCTAAATACACTTCTGAAACGTGGGGGTTATCGGTTGGCAATGCCTGTATAAATCGCCTATCTTTTCTAATCGTGCCATTCCTTTGAGCATCAAAGAACTCATTGTATAACCAACCTTTGTGTGGGTTACAGGTCATGAGTAGTTTGGGTTTGTCATTGATTAGCTTATAACGCAATCGAGAGGAAAGGATGTCAATACATTTTTGGCTTACTTCCCCTGCTTCATCTACGAAGGCATCTGTTAATTCAATCGAACCGAATCTTTGAAATTCGGGATCACTTGGTAAGTCGGCTAAATCCATCAATATAATTTGACTGCCATTGTAGAACTTAACAACGTGGTCTTGGCCGTTATACGTCCAATGCTTATCAGGATTCAATCCATACATGGAACACAATTCGAAGAAGGTTGCCATAGTAGATAGGCGCAGTTTTTTAAGTTCAGACCTTCCGATTAAACCGCGTGTACCTGGATATTTCAATCTCCTTTTAATTTGCCAATCACAACCAAGAAATGACTTTCCACTACCAGCACTTCCACCATATAACAACTGCCTACAATAGTTGTCGATGGATAGCTGTTCGAGTGCTTCAATTTGTTTCGCGTGGTATTGCATTAAAATAATTCTAATTGTGATTTAATTGGATTAGATTTTTTATAGTCAATCTTATTGTTTTTTAAAAAAACGCCACTAATTATATCATTTATTTCAAAATATATTTTTTTATTAGGTCCTGAATGCCATGCATATATTTTATCATCTTGTATATTTTTTAATTTATAAGTAATAATTGAATTACTAAATTTACCATTATATGGCCCTATTTTATTAATAATTTTAAACATAATTAATTATTCATTTATTTTTTATAAAACTACCATTTACCATTTTGCCATTTCTTTTAGATATAACATTATATGCTGAATTAATGCATTCTTCTATTGGTATATTATTAAAATATGCTATTGATGTTAAAACAACAACACAATCACCGATAGCATCTATAATTTCGTCATTATCATTATTAATAATAGCTTTAGCCAATTCTCCTGCTTCTTCTTGTAATTTTATATATTGAGTTTTGATATCTCCTTTTTCATAGATACCTTTTTGTTTTGCCCAATCTCTAATTAATTGAAATTCATTTGATAGTTTCATGATTATTATTTATTTAATTACATTTACAATTATTCTTTCATTACATTTATATTCACTTATTTTTAATTCATCAGCTTTAAAATTAGAAAATGTACTTGCATTTAATAATTTTGGTAATTCATTTTTTTTTCGTTCGGTATATACTAATGCAGCATCTATATGCTCTTCATATATATGAGCATTTGAGGCATTAATAATAACTTCATTTGCAATTAAATTTAATTCATTTGCAAAGCTCGCAAGAATAGAACTATACATTACTACATCATACGGGAGCCCAATGAATAAATCTAAGCTCCGCATAGATACAACAATATCTACTATATCATTTGCAATAACAAATTGAAAACTATAATGACATGGCGGAAGAGCCATTTTATGTAAATCAGAAGGATTCCACATTGAACATAATAATCGTCTACTATGTTTATTTATTTTAACTTCATTTATTATATATTCAATTTGATTAATACCATTAAAACTTAATAATTGATGACCATATACAGGGCCTAAATCACCATTTTTATCTGCCCATTGATCCCATATTTTTACACCGCGTGAATTTAGCCATTGAATATTTGTAAGTCCATTTAGCATCCATTCTGTTTCTATAAAGCACGATTTAGGAAAAATTTTTTTGCCGGTTACAATTGGAAATCCTTCATTTAAATTTGCTCTTATTTGAGCTGCTGTAATTTGTTTTATTTTACCATTACGGCTAATTACTTCTTTGCCATGCTTTAAGCAATAATTGATAATAAATGAATATTGTTTTTCGTAGTTATTCATTTTATTTATTTATTTAAATAATCATTAAGCGATCCTATATAAGCCACTGCATCTAATAAATTATCTTCTTTATGCATATTTGATTGTCTTGCTAATTTTAAAGCAATTAAAACATTGTAGCAGTCATTAACTGATATTTCTTTAGCAGACATTATTGAAGCTAATTTGGCTGTTTTTTCCATTGATAAATGAAAATCACCGTATGTTCTTTCTTTTTCTTCGGATCTAAGATTAACAATTTCATTTGCTTTTTGTAAAATATTCATAGTTTTTCAATTATTCGTTGTTGCAAAATCGTGCTATCCATAATATCCGCGTATAACCTACGCATCAATTCCTTTTGAACTGATTGATTAAACGACTTCTTTTGATCTGGTGTTAACCGTTGAATCTTTGTTTTCGATAAATTCATTTCTTCAATCACTTGATAACGCGCCCCGAATTTCATTTGTTTCCAT